AGGCGATCGCCTCGGTGACGCGCGGCAGGTCGCGCTGAAAGTCTTGGCTGGTGCCGGGCTTGGGCGGCAGTTTCTTGGCGACCTCGGCGGGCAGCTCGAGGTCCATGCGGCGCTCGTCGATGAGCCCGGCCGGCAGCGGCTGGATGTCGCCCACCGGCCCCTGCTGGCCGAAATGCAGCGGCCACCAGACGATGTACCCGCCCTCGGCGCGGATGTCGAGCCCGTCGCGGCGCACCTTGCCCAAGGTGACGGAGACGCCGCCCCGGATCTTGACCCCGGGCGGCAGGCTGAAGAGGTAGTGCCGGCCGCCGCTACCGCCGCCGGTCTGGTGTACCCGGGTGGAGATGAGCACGTCCTGGTGCTCGGCGATCCAGTCCTGCGCGGCCTGCCCTGCGCTCTTGTGGTCATAGTCCACGGCCACGATTCTGGTCACGGAGCCGGTCGGGACGCCGACGAGGGCGTCGGGGCGCTCGCTCCACCAGCGCCTGATCTGGGCCTCGTCTTGCGTCGCGGCCTTAAAGCCGTTGGAGGTGAGGGGCGACTTGGCGCGCAGCGTGCGGCCGCCCTGGTCGGCCTCGTCGCGCCGACGGCAGGGAAAGACGGGGACGCGCTTGGCGAGCTCGAGGACGCGCTCGACGGGCACGACGGCGGTGAGGTCTGGCTTGGTCATGGGTAAAGATCCGGTCGAAGGGCCTTCCTAGATACACCGGTCGCTGCCTCGACGGCAAGCGCGCGCAGCGGCGGCACGCGCCCGGCGAGCACCCATTGGTGTACGGCCTGCGGCTTCACCTTGAGTTTACGGGCCAGCGCGGTCTGTCCGCCCGCCTGGGCGACCGCGTGGAGTAGCGCCGCGTGTGGCGGCTGGACTTTGGGTTTAGGCATAGCGCCGGGAGGGTAGCAAGTGCGCCTTGAGGGGGCAAGGGCGGCGGCTGAAAAATATTTTCAAGAAAGGCTTGACACCCCTCCCGGCCTGTTGCAGTATGCATTCCACGGGCGGCGATGTTGCCGACCGGAAGCGACAGAAGGAGACAAAAATGAACGTGATCATCACCGAGCAGCTCACCAAGACCTACGGCAACACCGGGCGCTACACCTTTGTCACCGGGGAGTGTGGCAAGCACAGCGCCACGGTCACGGTCGCGCCGAACTACATCAACATCCGCGTTTGCAACGCCGCCCACCGCGCCTGGAAGGGCATGGGCAAGACCTTCGCCACGGTCGAGCAGGCGCTCGCCAATTACCGCACCGCAGAAATCCGCGCCATCATCCAGGCCGCGCGCGACGCCGCCACGACCGCCGCGCAGGTGGCCGCATGACTCCCCTCGAGACCGCCTTCTGCGCAGCCGTCGGGCTTCTGGCGCTGATTTTCTTCGGCGTCTTGGCGCTCTTCATGTGGAGCCGCCCCGCGCCGTGGCCGTGCCTGCGCGACCGCCGCGAGCGGCTGCCGCACCCGACCATCCGCGCGCGCGTCGTGCAGCCGCACAAGCACTCGCGGTGGTTCGTATGAGCGCCCCGGTCGACAACTTCTACAAGAGCCTTGAGCGCACGATGGGTCTGCGAGTAGACGCCGCGAGCGTCACCGCCCCGACCCGCGCGCGACTCTGCGGCGTCAGCGTCGGAGAGTTGGCGCAGGCGCTGCGGTTCTCTGGGCTTTCCCTTTTTACGGGCCACGACGGCGTGGTCGAAGTGCGAAGAGTTGATTCACAACAACAGGAGACGAAGTGATGAGCCTTTACGTTAGCGCCGCCTCTGGCGGCAGTTTCGAGCCCCGCAAGCCTATCCCCGCGTCGGCTTACGCGGCCGTGTGCGACATGGTGGTGGATCTCGGAATCCAGCCGTCACCCGGCGGCCAGTTTGCGCCGAAGCGCACGGTGGTGCTGCGGTTCCAGATCCCGGAGATTCGGGTCGAGATCACGAAGGACGGCGAGACCAAGAGCCTGCCGGCGGTCATCTCGCGCACCGTCGGCCTCTCGCTGAACGAGAAGAGCACGCTCTACGCGCTGCTGACCTCGTGGCGCGGCCGGGCGTTTACGCCGGAGGAACTCAAGAAGTTCGACCTCTCGAAGATCTGCGGCAAGCCGGCGTTCATCAACATCACGCACAGCGTGAAGGGCGACCGTACCTACGCCAACCTCACGTCTATCATGCCGCTGCCGAAGGCAATCCCGGCTCCGGCCATGGAGGGCGAGGCGCTGGTGTACTCGACCGACGAGCCGAACGGCGCACTCTTCGACAAGCTGCCGGGCTGGATGCAGGACAAGATCGCCGCCCGCATCGTCGACGCGCCGAAGGCGGCCCCGAAGGCTGCCGCCGCGCCCGCGGCGCTGGCGTCGGACTTCGCCGACGACGACCTGACGTTCTGACCATGCCCACGCCACGACAAGGGTACAAGGCAGCCGACGGGAAGAAGATTCCGTCGGTGACAACGGTCCTCAAGATTAAGGACCCCGGGGCGCTCATCAACTGGGCGTACAAGCAGGGCCGCGAGCACGGGCTGCTGGAGGGGCAGGGCAGGGACGCACCGAACGGTCTTTACGAGGGCAACGACATCCTCGCCATCGGCACCTGCGTCCACGCCATGTGCGAGGCCTGGGTGAAGGGCGGTAGCCCGGTGGAGGTGCTCGAGAAGAGCATCGCCGCCGAGACCGTCACCGACCCGGTGTCGTTCCGCGCGCGCGCATCGTCGGCGTACTCGGCCTTCGAGTTCTGGTGCAAGGGAACGCAGCTGGAAATCATCGACTGCGAGGTCAAGGTTATCAGCGAGTCGCACCGGTACGGTGGCACCCTGGACTTCATCGGCCGCCTCGACGGCAAGCTCGTGCTCGGGGACTTCAAGACCTCGAACAGCGTGTGGCCGGAGATGCTGTGCCAGCTGGCGGCCTACGCGAAGGCGTACGAGGAGACCACCGGCAGCAAGATCGACGGCGGGTACCACCTGCTGCGGTTCTCGAAGGAGAACGGTGACTTCGGCCACCACTACTACCCTAGCCTGGACGATGACGCCTGGCCGGCGTTCCTGCACCTGCGGGCGCTGCACGACCTGAACGAGAGGCTCAAGAAGAGAGCGGCCTGATCCACCCTCGAGTCTGGCGATACCCACTTCGGAGCCCGGCCCCGTCCAGACAGCCGGCCTGATTATGAAGTACCTTTCAGTCTGCAGCGGCATCGAAGCCGCGACCGTTGCATGGCACCCGCTCGGCTGGCAGCCGGTGGCGTTCAGCGAAATCGAACCGTTCCCGTCTGCGGTGCTCGCGCACCACTACCCCAACGTGCCGAACCTCGGCGACATGACCAAATTCCAGGAGTGGCCTGATGAACCAGTTGACCTTCTTGTCGGAGGAACCCCCTGCCAATCCTTCAGCGTCGCGGGGCTCCGCAAGGGCCTCGAAGACCCTCGAGGAAACCTCATGCTCACGTACCTTGCAATCGCTCAACGTTACCGGCCTCGATGGCTTGTGTGGGAAAACGTCCCCGGCGTCCTGTCATCGAACGGAGGACGGGACTTTGGCACCTTCCTCGGGGCGCTGGGGGAGTTGGGGTATGGGTGGGCCTACCGAGTCTTGGACGCTCAATGGTTCGGAGTGGCCCAGCGCCGCCGTCGTGTGTTCGTTGTCGGACATCTTGGAGACTGGCAGCGTGCCGCCCAGGTTCTTTTTGAGCGCGAAAGCGTGCGCCGGGATTCTCCGCCGAGCCGGGAAGCGCGGGAAGCAGTTGCCGGAACAATTGCAGCGCGCTTTGGAATCAGCCGCAACAACCACGAAGAGCTAGCGTGGACTCAATGCTTTGCAGGCAGTCGCCAATCCGACGTAGCGGCGACGCTTGAGACCACGGCGCACGACTACAGCCGCGCTGATGGCTTCAACATGGTTGCGCAGTATTTGGGAAATGCCGAAGGCGGCGCGCGCGAAGTTCCTTTTTTGACCTGCCACAACATTGGCGGCACGGCTGGCATTAGCAACCAGACGCCACTAGTCGCGCAGCAGGTAAAGTGCGCCACCGGCGACATCACGCACGCTTTGACCACGCGATCAGCGGCGGAAGAGGACGGCACCGGGCGCGGCACGCCGCTGGTGCCGGTGGTATTTAAAGTCCGCGGCGGCGTTGAGCGCGAGGATGGCTCTCGCGGCAGCACCAACATCGGCAAGCAGGCGGGCAACGGCTACCTCGGCAGCGAGGAGCGCGCCTTCACGCTGGCGGCGGCGCAAGATCAGTTTGTCGCGCAGCCCATCCCCATCCACGACCAAGCGACGCGGCACGCCGGGAAGCGCGGCAACAACCAAGACGGCAAGGGCAACGGCCTCGGCATCGGTCAGCCGGGCGACCCCGCGCCGACCCTGACGAAGGGCGACAAGCACGCGGTCGCGCAGCCGGTGGCGACCGACATAAAGCAAGTTCAATGGGCAAGCGGGGGAGGTCAGCTTGAGAACGACACCGCGCAAGCCTTGAGGAGCAACGCGGAGCATAACTACCAGTTTGCGCGCATCGCCATGCAAGTCCGCCGCCTCACGCCCGTGGAGTGCGAGCGGTTGCAGGGCTTCCCTGACGGCTACACCAACATCCCGTGGCGCAAGAAGCCCGAGGCACCAGACGGGCCGCGCTACAAGGCGCTCGGTAACAGCATGGCCGTGCCGTGCATGGCATGGATCGGCAAGCGGATCGCGGAGGTGGACCGTGGCGATTGAACTCGACGACTGGGACAGGGAATGGCTCGCGCGCGCGCACTCGGAGTCCGAGTACCGGGCGAAGTGTAAGGAACTGATGGAGCGCTGCGCCGAATACGGTGCCGAGCTCGAGCGGCTGCGCGGGCAGCGTGCCGGCTGCGGCTACCCCGCGTGCATGGTGGATGGCCGCTGCGCCCGGATGTGGGCGGGCGAGTGTTCTGGGCCAAAACAACAGGAGAGTACGGATGGAAAAACCGCCTGACTTTGACGCCTTCTTTCGGCTGCTGCGCGACGCGATCATCGCGGCGATCGGCATCCTGCTGTTCTGCGCGCTTCTCGTGGAGGTAATGACGTGAGCGACCCCATCAACCCGGCACACTACAGGGCCGGCGAGATCGAGTGCATCGACGCCATCGAGGCGCAACTGTCGCCGACGGAGTTTCGCGGGTACCTGCGCGGGCAGGTGGCGAAGTACAACTGGCGCCTAGGGCTAAAGGATTCAGTCGAGCAGGACGCAAAAAAGATGCTCTGGTACGCCTCGATGCTGGCCGGCGTGGACCCGAGGGGGCGCTAGCCTAGGCCGCGCGGCGGTCAGCCGAACTTGCGGCGCAGGTAGTCCATCGAGAGCGGCATCAGGTCGTAGTTGCCGTTGCGCACTTCGTTCAGCACGACGATGCCAGACCACTCCGCCCTTTGCACATCCTCGGGCCGATAGCCCTCGTGGTCGATATAGAAGCGGCCGCAGACCAGGCCATGTTTCACATGATCGGGGTACTGCTTCGACCCGTACAGGAACCCCTGCTGGTGGCCCTGCACGAAACTCGACCCGATATGCCCGAGGCGGCTCGTGATGGTGCCGCCGATGGGTCGACCGGAGAACGGGTTAGGGAAGTAGTGGCAGTACTTGATGCCGTCGATCTCGACGATCTCGAGGAACTTCGGGCGCTCCCAGTCTAGCGTCTGACAATTGTGCGAGCCGATGGTGCCCTGCCACTTCGGCTCGCGCTTTGCCACACGGTCGGCGCGGGCCTCGTGGTTGCCTGGCACGAACACCTTGCGCGGCGTCCAGTACTTGCGCTTGCCCCGGATGCGCCGGTCAATCTCGGCCTGCATGGGCGCGCACAGGCGCCGGAATGCCTCGTTGCCGGCCTCGACATCCTCCTGGTACCGGGTGCCCTCGAGCTCCTCGGAGCCGGGTTCGTTGTGCGAGTTGAGCGACGGGAAGTCCCACCAGTCGCCGATGCAGACGATGACATCCGGCTGGTACTCGACGATTGCTCGCGCCGCCCAGTCAACATGCTCTGTGTTGGCGCCCGGCCTAATCTGGGCGTCTGGGATGATTAGGTGCCGCCTGGGGGTCATTTTTTAGTCGTGGAAAATGTACTGCTGGACTGGTGCAACAAGGACGCCAGGTTGTCCACGAAAATTTCATCGTGATTGAGCGGGTGGTTCATTTCGCAGAGCAGGGCATGGGCCCACTCGTGGCAGAAGGCCTGCTGAAGCTCGGTGTCGCCCAGATCGCCCCGCAGGTCGATGCGGTGACAGGTCGGGTCGTACATCCCGACGGTGTCTTTGGGGTGCGGCCAGCGGGTGCGCGGGATGATCCGCACCGTGACCTCGTGGCCGTGCAGCTGGAACCGACGCGGGATCTGCAGCCGGGCGTGGCGGTCAGTCTTCCGACGAGAGGAGGCCTGCTGCTGGGGCATAGGTTGCGATCCCTCGGGTGCCACGCGACATCATTGCACGCCTGGCGAGCGGCGACTGTATACCACGCATCAGGTACTATTGGATAGCCCGGCTCTAATAGAGCCGGGCCTTGCCATTGTAACGTTTCACGTCTGTCGTCATTCGCCTTGACCTAAAAGGCCGCTTCTTGGTGTCGCATATATAGACCCTCTGGCTGACTCTCGCAGAGAATCGCTAAATGTTGTGACATTTTTAGGGTCTGCTTTCTGCATTAAAAGGGCCGCAAGTTTTGGGTCAATCATCGCTTGGACCAGAAGCTCCTGAGCCTTTTCTTCTGGCACATTTGTCAGCCATTCGAGCGGCTTTATCAACGTACGAAGGGCCGCAGAATTAGATGCCTGTCCACCAAGAGTCCGGCCAATCAAGTTTGCCATCGTGATGTTCTTTATGGTTCCAGACGTTGGCGGCCTTGCGCCAGGCGCAGAAGGAGCCGAGCCCTGCTGCAAATCCAGAAGGATGTTATTTAGCCTTTTTTGTTGCACGCTGGTGAGCGTGTCATTTATTTCGCTTTGCCGAGACCTTATGATTCTAGTCATGGCCGGAGCAGATAGCATAAACCTGCCAGACTCAATGTCTGCTGTGGTTCCTATGCTGCGCTGCTGAATATCCTGCAACAATCCGATGCGCTCCTGGCGCCTACTGGATTCTGCGAAGTTTTCAAGATAACTTTGCCACGATTTATTTCCGCCAGCAGCCGAATCCAGGATATCGTCGATTGCGCGGATTATGTCCTCTGCTACAGGTGCCCCGCTCTTAAATACGCGAGTCTGTTCTTCAGTTGTAGAGGCAAGGGTTTTTTCACGCAAATCCTTGCGAATTTCGTAAAGCCTTTTGAAGAAGTTTCCTTCAACATCCTTGCCTAAAATCTCATCATTCAGCCTTCCACGGGTCCAATTAATGACCGCGCCGGCGCCTTCTCCAGCGCCCCTTTCGCTAGAGTTGATTTTTTTAAGCACATTATCTATCGAAAGGGCAATCCCTCTCTGGGCTAATTCTGGAGATATGTTTGCGTCCATTGATGCAAAGGCCTGCTCGCGCATCGGCCTCGTCATTTCGCTGCGGATATCCTGCATCTTTTTGATGACTGCATCTCGCTCCGCAGGGTCAGATGTGCGCGCAAGTCTGTCCATCTCTTGACGAAGCACCCTCGCATTAGCAAGCCTCTGCGCGGCGATAAGGTTGGTCATGTCAGCGCTAGACCGTACGCCGGTCTCAAACCCTGCCAGTCCGATATCTCTAGCAGAGTCAGCTGTCAAAGGCTGAACCCCTGGGACATTCGCTCTGGACCTTTGAAGATTCAATATTGCTTGATCAGGGTTGGTCGCCATGTTTCTTAAAAGCGAGCCGACGCTGATATCTCTGCCTGGGGCAGTAAACGGCTGGGAGGCGGTTGACCCTGCGGCACTTGACACGCCAGCAGTAGACCCGCCCAAAACAGTGCCCAAAATAGAGCCGCCGGTTCTGAATGCGGCGGATCTTTTTTGGTCTGCGTCATCTCCCGCCGCTAATACGCCAATGTCCCCGCCGAGCTCTCCGCCAAGTGATGCTCCTGTCTGCGCCGTCGGGGCGGCCCCAAGCTCTGCAGCTGCGACCCTAGAGCGTTCTGCGGGGGCCATCACATTTGGCCTCAAGAGATCTCCAGAAACGGGAGGCGCAGAAACAGCCCTTGGAAGCAATCTTGAGGCAAGAGTAGCCACTCCGGCTCCGCCAAGGGCGGCAATTCCGGTGGTTCCATATCTAACAGCTGTTTTCTCCGCTTCAGTTTCTGGCTTTGGCTTACCTAGCAAATCCGCCAGGCTTTCGCCTGCATATCTAACGCTAGACGAAAAAGGGGTCAGGCGGCTCCCCGTGTATGGTTCGCCGCCGAAAGCTTGCGTCAGTAGGCTAGGAGCGGCTCC